TGCTCATACATTTGTAAGTGCAACATCTGGTGGTGTAAGTAAAGCAAACTCAACTATTAAGTTAGCACCTAATTCTATCAAGATGACATGTGATCAGGATAGTGATGCTACAGTTCATCTATATCCAAGATCAGAGCAAGATAGACATACTGCTACAACTGGAACAACTTACAATCCTGTAACTGGTGTAATGACAGTCACAACTGCAGCTGCACATGGATTGAGAACTGGTACACCAATAATGTTCCAAGATTTATCTCTTACATTTACATGTGGCGAAGATAATAATGCAACTAATCATCCATATCCAAGATCTACAGACTATGCAAGTAATAGATGGTTATTTGTAGCATCTGTTCCAACTACAACTACATTTACTGTTGTTGTTCTAGATAAGATTCCTTCTACAAATACAACAACTCATACATTCGTATCTGCTATTAAGGGTGGAATTATAGAGGGTGATCCTTTAGTTGCTCAGGCAGTTCCTATTGATGCTGTTACAGGTTCAACTATCACAATTAATACTCTTGATGGTTATACACCTTCCAACACAACTACTCACGTTGTGACTGGATTTGCAGGTCATCAGTACACACCTTCTGGTGCAACTTATGATGCAGCAACTGGTGTCATGGAATTGACATTTGCAACTACTAACTTTACTCCAACCAATGCAACATATAATCCTACTACAGGTGATATGGTATTGACCATTGGATCTCATACTTTGAGTGTTGGTGATACAGTTAGAATCGCACCTAATTCTTTAACATTCACATGTACATTAGATAGCAACACTGCTCAGAAAACATATCCAAGAGCGAGCAGCAATGACTATCCATACAATTATGATCTAACAATCACTAATGAAACTGCAACTACAATTACAGTAAATGTAAATGGTGATGGTACACCAATTTCAGATACTTCTGCACATACATTTGTGTCTGCAGCAACTAACGCTGTTCAATACGGACACCAAATTAAAGAATATGAAAGAATTAAATTAGCAGACGGTGCAGTCACATTTAATTGCACAATGGATGGTAATAGTTCTAATAAAGCATATCCTCGTGCTACTGATCCTATCAGTGGTAAATGGATGCAAGTATTTAATGTTGACTACAATAAACTAAGTATCAACGTTGGTAAATCTCCATTAAGGAAGTTCACACCTACACATGCTGAATATAATCCTACAACAGGATTCATGACACTTACAATAGGTCGTCATAATTTAAGAAGAGGAACTGCAGTTAAAATTGCAACAAACTCAATAACATTCAGATGTGCACAAGATGATTATGCTACAGATCATTCTTACCCTCGTACTACAGACCCTAACTATAACACAGCAGTCAATATCACTGATGTCACTGATGACACAATCACAGTTCAAACATTAGCAAGCACTCCTTCTACAAATACATCTAATCATATATTTGTTTCTGCCACTGCTGACGCAATCACAACTGGTGGAAATTATTCACACACATTTGTATCCGCAACAAGTAATGGAATTACAAGAGCACTTCTTCAGACAGGCGGTAATTATACACATAAGTTTGCATCTGGACTTGCTAATGGTGTATCTACAGGTGGTAATTACACACATACGTTCGTCTCTGCTACAAGCAATGGAATCGATGTTGCAGGAGATTCTGTAATAATTACAGATAACTCTCTAACATTTACATGTACCAAAGATGGTAATGCTACAACTCATACATATCCAAGATCCACTGACCCTGCATCTGCACAAGTTCTACCACTAACAGCACATGATTCAAATACATTTACAATAAATGTTGGAGTATCTGCTGCTGAAGATCAGTATACTCATACATGGACTGCATCTGCAACAAATGCTGTCACTAAGGTATTCTATTCATTATCAGATTGTTCTGATGTTATTACTACTCAAAATAACTTAGTCACAATATTAACAGATACATTAAACAATGCTATACTAGCATCTCCTACAGATCATCTTGCTACAGTGACTTCTGTATCTCCTGCTGCTGAATTTATTGGTGGTAGAGTAAATGGATTTAAGGAAGTACCATTCCCAGTATCATATCATGATGGCACAAATGATATAATTTACACAAATCAAATTGATATAGATGGACAGTATAGATTTAGAGACGCTGCATATCTAGTTCGACAAAACGCTAGTGTTATCGTTGATAAGGCAACTTATGATATGCTACAACGTTATCCTGATCTTACATTAGATTTACCAGGAAATAATAATGGTTTATCTGATGCAGGAACATTACAGAAGAAGACTGATCTAACAACAATAGTTGAAGCAATTGCTGATGATCTTGAAAATGGTGGTAATGCAAAAATTGTAGAAACAGCAAACTTCTATCTTGGAAATACTAATGAAATAAGGCGTGTTCGTTTACAAGTTGTTCAGTCAATATATGCTCATGATCGTCTTGCAGTTTACATTAAAGAAGCAATTACAGGAGACTTAACTTATGACAATACAAATGATATTATTACAGGTGATTGGGATATTACTGGCAATAGTGTTTCTAATTACTTTGATGGTGTTAAGACTGAGGTTGACACTCTTATCTCAACGATAAATGATATGATTGCACCTACCGATAATGATTTTAATATCGGTGGAGATAGATTATATTTCAACAGACAATATATTGTAGAAGAAGCAACTGGTTTAACATCATCAGAATTTAACTATACTCTTAATGGTGTATCTTACAACGCATACAGTTATCCTGGTAGTGGTAGAACTGAGATAGTAATTCAAGATAATTTAAAAGATATTATACTTGCTATAGTATCTGACTTACAAACTGGCGGTCAAAATAGCACAATAACTGCTATGGAAACATATCTGAATGCTAGTTTACAAATTCAAACTATAGAAGAAGAATTACTTCCATTTATATTTGCTATAGAACAAGTTGGAGTTATTGGTGAGCATGCACTTAACAATTTACTTCAAGATTTCAATAGTGGATTTACTCTACCAACTGGATATGCTGCACAAAAAACTGATGAGACTGCAATTAGAGATACAGAAACACCAACTACTATTTCTACAGTAATTACAAGATTTAGAGAGTTAATTAAGATTGCAGTTAACTTCTTATCACCTGCCAAACTAGCAGGTAGAAGTGCTGCTAAACATGTTCTTTACAACTACAACTATTATAAAGAAGAGATTACTAATCAGGTTAACTCACAGTTTGGTACTGGCCAATGGACATACGATCAATTCCTTACAGATGTCACCGATGATATGGTGCATGATATTATTGCAACTGATCTTACAGATAAGACAACTGCATACGAAATTACATTAACAAGTAATATTGGAAACTATACAGTTGGTGAGGTAATACATTCAAGCAATGGTGCATATGCAAAAGTATTAGAATGGAATGAAGATACAACATTCTTAGTTGTTGCTCCATTTGTAGGAACACAATGGGCAAATGGTAATACTATTGTTGGTAGAACATCTAAGGCAGTGGGTGTGGTAAATGCAGTTGGTTCTGGATATGACTGGTATAATAAACCAACAAATATACAAACTATTGTACATGCTAGAACTTTAACATCTAATATTACTGGTCAGATTGCAGGTGCAAACTTATTCAGTAATCCAGAGGCAATAGCAAGTGATTGGACTGCAACTGAAGCAACTATTACAAATAACTCAATCGCTGCTCCTGATCTTACAATTACTTCTGAAAAAATTGTACCAAGCACTAATACTGCACTTCATACACTTAACAGAGATTTCAGTCTAACTGCGTTTGAAACTTTTGACTCTGGTGTAGTTAAATTTGACACTACTAACGAGACATTTGATACTGGTTCTATTTCTGCAGATGCAAATCAACAGTTTACATTCTCAGCGTTTATCAAGGCAGGTGGGTATACATCAATTCGTTTCCAGATGGCACTTGATGAAGGAACCTCTGCTGTACAGAGAATATTCTTTGATCTTAACTTAACTACAGGAACTATTGGTTCTGTATTTACACCTCAGGGTGGTATGACTAATGATGCTTCAGGAGTAGTTCCTCTAGGTAATGGTTGGTATAGAGCATTTATTACAACTACATTCTCCTTTGGTTTCGCATCATTACAGAATAAAATTATTATTAATAATGCAACTGGTTCTCAGAACTATGCAGGTAATGGTACAGATGGTATTTACGTTTGGGGTGTTAAACTTACTAAGAGTGTACTTGATCCTTATCAATCTGGTGATGGTACAGTATTCTACTCTGATAATGAGTACAACATTAAGCAATATGCGTTGAATACACTTCAGACATATATGCAAGCAGCACTTGATAATACACTTACAGAACCTTCACCTAATGCAGGATTCTACAAGTATTACAGTTCTTCTGATGCTGCAAACTATACTACAAAATCAATGAGTAGAATCATAAGATCTAACATTGATATTATTAGAAATCAGATTAAGACAGGAACTTACTATACACAAATTACATCTCAGAATGGTATCTCTGTTCCTACTAAACTATATGGAACAAGATCTTTACCAGTTGCTCTTGGCGGTGGATTGAACAATGCAGATTATATGTATGGTTTATCAAGTAATGTATATGGTGAACTTGAATCTATTTCAGAAAATACAGGTAAAATTGTTCAGGTATATCAAAGATTTAGAATTGATGGTGATATAACAGACGGTCCTTATACTATGAACGAGACTGTACAAAAACAGGGTAATGCTTCTATTACTGGTGTTGTTTACGGATTCTTTGAAGATGCAAACTATAAGTATCTTGATATTAAGGTGACTGCAGGTCCTTGGGCAATTACTGATAATGTTGTTGGTTCATCTAACTCTACAACTGCTCAGATAAGTGCAATCGAAAGTCGTATTCATATAATTGATTTACAAGGTGATTTCACAGATAACATTCCATTTAAAGGTTATACATCTGGAAATACTGCACAACCTGCAGGAACATTCTTAAAGAATGAAGCTGCTGTGACAGATAATACTGGTGGTACATTGACTGTAGATACTGCAACTTTGAATGGATCGTTTGAAACTAATTCTGTTGTTTATCCTGAGTCATCTAGACAGTATCTTGATGTTATAAAGTATGATGGATTGGAACTTAAAGTTGGTGCTAAGATTGCATCTACTGGAAATATAAGATTTGGTATTAGTATTATATCCAGTCTTGCTACATTCCAAGTTGGTAATAGACTTTATAAGATTGCCAATGGTACTCAAGATTTGAATACCTACGCAATAATCACTGGTGTAGATATTGCAAATAACTTTATCTACGCACAAGAGTTCCAAGGAACATTAACAAATGGTGATCAAGTTGGAGATTATGGAGTAGGAAGTTTCCCACAAGGTTATGCAAATATTACAACTAAGGTGGTCACTGCAGGTTCTGCTTCTGCTACTGTTCAAGATGTCAAAACTGTTGGTACTCTGAAGAGAATATATTTAAGTAATGTTGCAGGAACATTTGATGTTAACGATGCTATTAAGAGTATTGATAATTATAAAGCAGCAATTTCTGCTAAAGGTGATCTTAAGGCACGTGTCAAGAGATCATTCAAAGGATTTGATGGTGTACAAACAACCTTTAATTTATCTCAGAATAATGGTACAACGTATCTACCAGATCCTGCAGGACATCTACTAATATTCATCAATGGTATTCTACAACCACCAGGTGCAACTAACGCATACACAGCGTTCTCTAATCAGATTCAGTTTACTGAAGCACCTGATTTAGGAGCATCATTTACTGGATTCTATGTTGGTAAACTTAGACAGTTGGATGATATATCATTTGAGTTTGATTCATTACGTCAGTCATTTAACTTAAAACGTAATGAAGTATTCTACTCATTGACATTGACCGATGGTGTACAGTCATCGTCAATTAGACCAGAGAACAATATCATCTGTTCATTGAACGGTGTTATACAGGAACCTGGTATTGGTTTTGAGATTGTTGGTTCTAGAATTATATTCTCAGAAATACCTCGTGTAGGATCTACATTTGTTGCATTCTCATATGTTGGTTCTGAAGCGGACGTAGACGCTGCTGAGATTGTACCTCCTGTAGAACCAGGTGATGATATTAGAATACAGGGTGAGACTGAAGATAGAACAGTTGCTGTTATTGAATCTTCTAACTCACTAATTACATTTGATTATCTTGGATCTGTATTTGGTCAAGACGCAGTTGCGACTGCAGCATTGACAACTGGATTCATTAAGAGTGTACAGGTCACTGGTGGTGGTTCTGGATATACTACAAGACCAACTGTAAGAGTTGACTCTATATCTGGTTTTGAAGGTAATATTAGAGCACTGGTTGGTGTTGGTGGAGTGACTTTAAGTAATACAGGTACTGGATATCAAAATCCTGACATCGCAGTTGAAACTTCTGTTCCAGATGACTGGACTGCACCAGATTTAAGTCAATATGGTGAAGAAGTAGTTGACCCTGAGATAATCACATAAATAACTTTAGCAAAAAACCTCTAAAAAGATGGCAAAACAAGCACTAGATCTTGGAACCACTGCGAATGATAACACAGGTGATACCCTGAGAGCTGGTGGCGACAAGATTAATGACAATTTTAACGAATTATATACTGCCTTAGGAAACGGTACCACATTAACGGTAAATACTACTAACCCTGCATCTGGTCAGGTATTACGTTATGATGGATCATCTTTCATCCCCTCTGATTATTCAAACCTTACATCTGCCCTTAATGTAAATGGAAATTCTATCGTATCCTCAAGTAATGGAAACATTGCTATCGCTCCCAACGGAACTGGAAGTCTTACTATTGGTCATGGTTCCATTACTAGCACTTTCAATGGCTCTACTGGTGAGGTGGACTTACCGACCACAGTAAAGTATAAAAACGAATATTCTTCTCTCGCTGCTGCTCCTGCTGCAGCGACATATACTGGTTATTTCTTCACAGTTGATGGTGATGATAAGCCATACGTAAATATTAATATAACCGCAGGTGGTGTTGGAGATACTAGAGCAGCACTACTAACACAATATTCTGGTATTGATGATTTAGCAAACGTTGATGTCACAACTACTGCACCAAATTTAAACCAAACTTTAAAATGGAATGGAACTAACTGGGTTCCTGCTGATGATAATGCAGGTGTTAGTTCTGTTAATTTGTTTGCTACAGTTGCAGGTGATTCAGGATCTACAACTGCTGACAGTCAGACTGATACATTAACAATCGCAGGTGGAACAAATATTACCACTGCAGTTTCAGGAGACACAGTCACAGTCAACTTTTCTGGTACTTTAACTACTACGTTAGCAGCTTTAACTGATACTAACACAGCTGGTATAACTCAGGGTGATTCATTATTCTATAATGGATCTTCGTGGGTGGTCACAAGAAGTCCTATAATATGGTATGAAATAGGTGCACCTGTAGAAGATGCAAGTAGTGATTTCTTAATATCAGGTCCTGGTCTTACAGGAGAAGTTAGAGACCCAACTTTATATGTGCATAGAGGTTTCACTTATGCATTTGATAATAGTGTTGAAGGTGGAGGACATCCATTTAGAATACAATCTTCTCAGGGTTTGACTGGAACTCCCTATACTACTGGACAATCTGGTAGTGGAACTACTATATTATATTGGACTGTTCCTTTAGACGCTCCTGCAACGCTGTATTATCAGTGTACACTCCATGCTGCAATGCAAGGAACTATAAACGTTGTAACATAACATAAATGGCAAGAACCGTTCCAGGTACTGGTGCTGACATTGAACCTATTTTTGACGAAACGTTTGGTGTCCGTGCTGTAAGAGTTGTAGAAGGTGGGTCTGGATATACTCAGGCAGATCCACCTAGACTTACTGTGACTGGTTGTGGAACTCCAACAAGAGAGGCAATATTATATCCAATTATAGATGAAGATTCGGGACAGATAATTCACGTTCGTGTTCTTGATAGAGGTTTAGGTTATGATCCATTAAGAGTACAAATTATTCCTGAACAGGAAACTCCTAATGTTGTAAATTCTTTTAATTTCACAAGGATATTTCAATCTCATCCAAATAGTGCTACCACTGCAACATTTGGAACTACTGGAACTCCAGCTAAGTTAACAGATAGATTAACTATCGTATCAGATAATCATCCTAAACCATCACAGGTTTATGCTAATGAAAGGCAACCTGGTGGTTCAGGAGACATTCTAGATAGAACCTTTAATCAAACTTTTATCTACAGAGGTGGTAAAGATGTTCCTAATCCAGGCACTAGAGAGTTTCAAAGAAATAAATCACTCGGTATATTAGCAAATGGTGGTCTTTTACATACACCAGAATGGGGTAGTACAGTTGGTGGAGCACCTACAAACTTTGCTATTGATACAGTCAAATATGATTATGTAAAAAATACCAGTGCAAATGATACTATAGTGCATAATAATGTACATTATTATCAAACAAGTAAAACTATAGATGAGTTTGATGATGCTAACGGTGTATTTGAATGGGGTAATCAAGAATTATTTACATGGAAAGTCAAGGTAGAGTTTGATAATATTTTACTTAATGTGACTAATGTGGATGAAACATTAGGACAAGTAGAAGTTGGTAGAATTGTTGATGAAGTTAGTGGTACAGGTAGAGGTATAATCTCAAAGATAGTTAAGGATAGTCAAAATGTTGTAACAAGAATATATCTAAGAAGTCTTACAGGAGATGCGTTTTCACAAGATGATCTATGTTTAGGATCAAATGGATTTTCATTTAAAATAAGTGCTGCACCAATAACGTTTCCAAATGGTATTTTCTATATTGAATTTGGTGCAGAGGCACATGAGTTTGGTGCTTTTACACCAGGTGTATATTACTTCTCTCCAGAAAATATAAAAGTACAAAAAAATTATGTAATTATATGGGATCAATCTGACTCAACAAATACAACTGATCATGGTTCTGGTGCACATCCTATGAGATTTTCTACGACTGCAGATGGCACACTAAATGGTGGTACTTTATATTACAACAGCACAGGTGCTTCTGGTGCATATGCTGCAGATTATGAAAATTCATTCCAACCGATATTCATAATGAATGGGGATGAGACACAAAAAATATATTATTATTGTGGTAATCATAGATATATGTCTGGATATACAGGTGATGAAGGATATATGATTCTTGACACCTCTGCTGAAGAGGAAGAAGAAGAGAATATGAACAACTACTATGTTGAGGGTTTCTTTGGGACTGCTGCAGCAGGAACATTAGATTACTCAAGATATGCAAATGGACATTCTAGAATCATAGGTATGTCATTTGATGGTTATCCTATTTACGGACCTTATGGAAAAATTGGTAATACTATCGCAAGAGAAAAGTCAGGTTATAGACTGAGAACAGTTCCTGAACTACAAGGTGCTAGACCTGTAGTCACTACATCTGGCACAGTGACTTATGCTGTAACAATGTCAAATAATAAATTTTTATTTGATGGAGCATCTCCTACATTCTTAACTTTAGACAGAGGAAAAACATATATAT